GGACTTTGTAGCCGAGGGCGGTGGGGGTGGTGGATGGAATGGCGGCAACGGCGGGACAGCTGGGGCCAAGGTCGGCATTGGCCTCCGAAACACCAGTGGTGGGACTGGTGTTGTCATTAAAAGTAAAAGTGACAACTCTAGTGGTAATGATGGCAATATTGTTCTTGAAGGTAGTAGTAATAATTCACCAGCTAGAGTTAGTTCTCCAGCTACAGGAGGTCAAGCAGGTGGCGGTGGTGGTGCAGCAGTAATTGCGGAATTCATCACCTCTGATGGCAACAATCTCTATAGAAAATCAACCGCATCTTCAGGGGGTGGTGGTGGTAATAAAATTACTGCTACTGCTTCTGGTGGAGGTCCTGGTGCTGTAAATAGACCATCTTCAGGTAATCGTCAAGAGATGGGCTCATTTGGAGCAGAAGGAGGATCGAATGATTCTGCTGGCGGGACAGCAGGAACATTCATCTTCAGTGGTTTTTTCTCGACCGACAACGTTACCGGTCAAATAGGTGGAGGAGGTGGTTGGGGCGCTGCTGGTGGCGGTGATACACCAGGAGACGGAGGAAAGGCAGTAGAAAGAACTGGTACTGTGACTACTCTAACATATACAACTGGACCAGGAACTTATTATGGAACAAAAGACACATGATCCGATCAAAACGTTTGAAGTCAGACAGTTCAAGTTTATTCCGCAGAGAAAACACAACTCATTTGATATAATGCCTGTAAGGATCGGTGTTCCGTTCGATGGACTGAATGATCCTAGCTTGAGTGAGGACAGTCTCTTTATGGTCAAGTATCCTTGGGATCATGAAGATGTAGATGTATGGGGAATCACTGAACTTAAAAAGGTTCTTGAAGTGTTTGAAAAAAGATACAAAAATCTTGACGGGTCCCCCTAAAAATAGTTGTTTACAACGTAAAAAAAGTGTGATACACTCTATCAGTGTCTTAATGAAAGGAATATATACAATGGCTACACTTAAGAACAAACTACGTAAGAAGCACTTTGATACGCAGTTTCGACTCAAAAAGAATATGGAAAAGCAAGCTACATATTACCTTGAGTATGCACAATCTTATGATATGGATGAAATCCTGTCTGGTAATGAAGCATATCAAGAGTTTGTGAATGAGAAGAACAGCGACTTTTATTAATGCTTGGAGATAAAATTTTAACTAAGAAAAAGTTTTGTGATATGGTAGAGGACCATGTACACTCTAAGAAAGAGTCATACATGGATGCACTTACACATTTAATGAATAAACTAGAAGTTGAACCTGATCGTATATCAAACTTAATAAATACATCAATCAAGGATAAACTAGAGGCAGAAGCCCGCAACTTAAATTTCCTTGAAAGAATTAACACACTACCCTTGTGAGGAACAAATGAAACGATTGGCGAATTTTATGCTTAGATTAGTCGGAATGTATATTCCATTTGTACTGGTCATTCTTGGCATTGGTGCATGTTCATATATCTATCGAGACGATTTCTTTGATAGGTTTGGTAATAATGATGAACAGACAATTGAGGAACCAGTAGAAAATGAAACAACAGAACTACCAGCTGATGTTGGAAATGATGAAGAGTCTACAACCGTTGATGAAATCATCACAGAGCCAGCACCAACAGACAACAGTGACTCTGAAGAGTCCGACCTCGAATCTCTTCCAGGAATCGGTGAGTGCGTCTGCCCTAAAACCGATGGAAGTGAATAAAGGTTCAATCACCTTTTAAAAAATGATTGACAACATGTGAACTTTATAGTATGATACAAATCTTAATATTTCAGTAATACAAGGAAAATACAAATATGTCACTTGCTTCACTTAAAAAATCCCGTAGTTCTTCTATCGATAAACTCGTAAATGCAGCAGCAAAGCTTAATGAGTCTTCTGCTGATGTACGCAACGGTCCAGATGAGCGTATCTGGAAACCTACTGTTGATAAGGCAGGGAATGGCTATGCTGTCATTCGTTTTCTTCCTGCACCAGAAGGTGAAGAGTTGCCATGGGTTCGGTATTGGGATCACGGATTTCAAGGCAAGACCACAGGTATGTGGTATATCGAGAAGTCTTTGACTTCGATTGGTCTTAAAGACCCTGTAGGTGAGTTGAACTCGCAGCTGTGGAACTCTGGTATTGATGAGGATAAAGAAACCGCACGTAAACAAAAGCGTCGTCTACATTATGTTTCTAACATCTATGTAGTCTCCGATTCTGGCAATCCTGAGAATGAAGGTAAAGTCTTTCTGTATCAGTATGGCAAGAAAATCTTTGATAAACTGATGGAATCTATGCAGCCTCAGTTTGAAGACGAAGATCCAATCAATCCATTTGATCTTTGGGAAGGTGCAGATTTTAAACTCAAGATTCGTAATGTAGAAGGATACCGGAACTATGATCGTTCCGAGTTTGCATCTCCAGGTGCATTGGCAGATGATGATGCACTAGATGCAATTTACTCTAAGGTTTATCCACTGGGTGAGTTTACTGATCCTACCAACTATAAGTCTTATGACGAACTGAAAGCACGTCTGAATGCCGTGTTGGGTACTAGTGAAAGCTTTACCGCTCAACAACAGGAAGACCTGTCAGTGACTGCAGAATCTACACCAATGAAAAGTGTAGAACCTGTAGAAACTTCTTCAGCAAATAGCAGTGATGAAGATGATACAATGTCGTACTTCTCACGTCTCGCTAACGAGGACTAATCAGAAGCCTCCACCACCTCCCAGCAGCCCTTTGTTCATGTAAATGTCTTGTGCTGCTGGGATATCGGATGCGATGGTCGTTGACTGAGCATTACTAATAGTACTGTTTTGGTTGATGACCGTCGTACCACCTGCAGCAACACCTTGAACATTCTGTAGGTTCTGTCTATTTAATTCTAACAGTTGAGCTTCCAATCGAGCATTACGTTCTGCGATTTTAGCTCTTGCTGATTCTCCACCAGGAACACCAATCTCACTTGGCTCTGCGATAACTAATTCACCACCACCTAAGAATCCTGGAATAGGAATAGCAATCTTAGGAATACTGATTCTGAGGTTATCGCTCAAGAATGCTACTAATTGATCGGGAATATTCTGAATTAAATTCATAACTTTTAGAAGAGCTTCTTGCGATCCAATCTTTAGTTGTTCCACAAAGAAATCTAAAGCATTGCCAATCTCCTCAAAGATACCAGGAACAATACCTTCAACTAAGAAATCTAAAGCATTGCCAATCTTCTCAAAGATACCTGGGACGATACCTTCAACTAAATTCATAATCATTCCTACTGGCGAAAGACTGAATATTGCACCAAGTGCTTCTTGTGCTTTCTCTAGTGAAAATTCTCCTTTGAAAAGATCACCAACGAAACTGCCAATCTTACCTACATCATCAAAGATTCCTCCAATCAGATTGGAGAAAATATCCTGAAAAGAAAACGAATTTAAAATATCTTTAGCATTTTCAAATCCGAATTTACCTAATACCCAAGCAGCTATACCTTTAACTAAGTCTAGCGGACCGAAAATTAAAGAATTAAATAATCCGGTTACTGCACCTTCTAGCGCCCCAATAATCCCATCTTCTTGATATCCTTTAACTGTTGCAATTGCCGTTTCAATTGCTGTTATCACGATAAAAACTGGAAGAAATAGTCTACCTAATAGCTTACCAAAATTAGAAAGCGAAGTGATAATAGGTTTCCCGATTTTTAAAAGTCTATTTGCTAGATTTCCTATTCTTTTCCCCGTATCTTGAAAGAAAATCTGTATCCTAGAAATTAACTGCGCTATTCTATATCTAAACATAGAAAAATCTTTTAGTAGTGCATTTTTTGCTAATTCGAGTGAAGTATCGATAGCTACGAAAGCACCCTGCAGTGCTTTAAGTAAACCTCCTGCAAGCAAAGATGATATTTGTGATACGGTTTCAACAATATCTGCTACAGTATCGATCGCTTGAAAAATTAATGCCTTTACACCAAGTAATTCAAGAACCCCCAATGATCCTAATAATCCTTTGGCTGCATTAGCTGTAGTGCCAAATCCTCCGGTTGCAGAAGGCGGTTCTACCCCACCATCTCTACCCGCTTCTCTCCTAGCCTCTGCTTCGTCTAAGATACTCCGTTTCTGAATATCGATTAGGCCTTGAATACGCTGTACAAGCGCAGCGACAGCAGCGGTAGTTTTACCTTGCTCTTCATTTTGCTCTTGCAGTATTGCAGTGACGTCGTTTAGTGTAGCTTCTGCCATTTATTTTGCTCTCTGTCGTTCGGCTTCTTCTTCAAGATAGTTGATTAGCATAGCAAGATAGATTTCTCTCTCCCAAGGTATCATATGATCGATTTCAGTCAAAGAATAATGATGATGTTGCATTAACTGGAAGTTTACCTGATAATGATTTGTCAGGTTGTCATGAGAGAGGCATACTAAAAAAAATCAGCGGTTCCTTCCAATGTCAACTTATTATCATGACCACAACTACCGCATTGAAACTCTACATCATGTTTAAGTCGTGGCATATTTTCAATAAAATCTC